TGGCTTTGACCGGATCGACCGGATTTCTTTTTGTTGATTGTCGGCATTGTTTACTTGCGATAATTGGATGGTGTGGAAACATCTAAAGGCCAGTGGGTTGGAACAAAACCCTCAAGATTGGAAGTTGAACGACATCTCTGAAGATTCCGCTCAATAGCCACCTGAGTGTCTGGGTCCACTCCGAACGCCAGCCAGAAGGAGTACCTGCTGGCTTCGTCCACTGGCGCAACTTTTGATGCCATTCCACGAGACAAGTGCTTCATTCCGGTATACTCCACCAATCGCTCTGGTGCAACACGTGAGCCCGCTGCCATCCTGAGATTGAGATAAAACTCCTGCAGTACTGGAACACCGCTAGCTGTGGCTAGGCCACAGTCAGCAACGCCAGACAACCACGAGAGGTACTCATCATCAGAAACAGTTAGGGTGCACATGGTGTCCTTCTCAAAAGCGACCTTAGGGGTCCGAACCATACGCCACTCATCTCCAATCAAGACCGGATGCATTTGGCAAAACTCGATAGCCTCAAAATTGTATGCGGGAGGTTCCGCCGTGAGCCGAAAGCCCAGCTCCTCAAACCACTCATTCATTCCACTCACGAACCGCTCGAGATCCTCAGACTCCATAAACACGACACAGTCATCACCATTGTTAGCTAGATTAATTCGCACACCTCTGTGGGAAGCGTACGAATATACCATGGCACACATAATGAGACAATTGCCAAGCCCAGTGTTCATGTCACCCGAGAACCTTCTACCTTTCACTTTATACTTGAGCTTGCCATCTGGGCAAAAACTCTTACCACGATTATCAATCTGCCAGGTAAGGAGTTCAGCAAGCTTAGCATCCTTGAACAGTCCATTGTAGATGGAATGCTCCCAACGCAAAAACGCTGGGGAAACATGAGCATCGAAAGCTGTAGCGTCAAGACCAAGAGCAACGGGGCTCTTGAAATTGGACCACTTCTGGAGGAGGCAACCAGCAACCCCAATGAGATTCAATCCCTTGGTTATGACAGCTCCCTCGCCCATCATCTTGGCTACAGTTCGATACAGTACATGCTCAAG